GGCTGTCTCGTGATGGTGTCGCCCGTATCTTACGTGTACTGAAGGGACGCAATGACAACCCTGCGCTGACCCGTGCGATCCAAGAGTATGAGCAGAGTGTTGCCACAGGTGGTCGTATTGAGGATCTAAGTCCACTGATCCGTGCGGTACGTCAGTTCCAACAAGAGAACCCAGAGTATGTCCCAATGGTTCGCCCACCGAACTCATTGAGCAACCCAATGCTGGCAGACCCAGTTGCACCAGGCCAGCCGCCAGCCATCAGCACGACTGAAGCCAACCCAGTGCAAGCTCAGACGTTTGGCCCACAGTTCACAACCCAGGAAAACTACAACCGTGGCATCGAGGCCAACCAGGCGATGAACGCTGAGTTAGTCGAGGGTGTTACTACAGATCCTGAGTTGAACCGTGTACAAAAGGGACGTCTGATTACATCTCTGGATGTTCTAGCGAACAACCTAGGCTCAGACCCAGTAGCAGCCGCACAGGAACAAGTGCAGAAGCTAGAAGAGGCTGGTGTACCCCAGGAAGCCATTGATGCGTACGTGAAACCGTATGTGGATCGTGTGACACGTCAACAGGCTAACCGTACACCACCCGCGATGCCTGAGTTTGATCAGGCGATCAATCCAGACATCCCTGCGCCTACTACGGTACAGACAGCGGCTCTATCGGCTCCTACACCTGTTGTTCACCAACAGATAAAGGCACCTGAAGGCCAGACTAATCATGGCCTACTGCCGCACCTACGTGTTGAGGCACCTACTGCGCGTGAAGGTAAACCTTTAGTCCTCGCTGGCACAAACAATAAGAACGCATCACGCCAGATTGACGGCATCGATGAGGTACTAGCGCGTCATGAAGATCCCGCAGGGTCATCTGAAGCATGGGCATCCATGTTGGGTGACGCAATGGCGACAAAAGACGTGCCAGTGCAGCCACATGGGTTCATCGAAGACTTGAACAACGGCGGTGCACAAGAACTACTGTCTACATTGACACCAGGGCAAATTGCAGATGCCGATCACGGTTTCCGTAATGCAGCCGAGTTTCGTCAAGCATACACAAATGGTGAAATTGGTATTGAAGACACAGGGCGTTTGTTCTTGTGGTCATTCCTATCGCGCGGCGTAAGCCCGTACACTCAAGAAGGTCTCTTTATGGACTCCTTCAACGGTATCGAAGAATGGATCCGCATGGCGGCTGGTAAGTCTAACCGTGGGTCACTTACTGACAACATCAAAGACTACGAGAAGTGGGCTAAGTCAGCTGCGCCAAAAGGCTCAGGCCAACCAGGTGCGGGTGCCACTCACAACCTAAATGCGTTTGGTAATACCTTCTTAATGAAGATGTCTCAGGACGCTGGTAAGGGCGATGGACGTTCCCGCCTTCAGGTAATCCATGACATGATGTCAGATCCTAACACCACAGGTAAAGAAGTCCGTCGTGAGTTCTTACGTATGGGTGAGGGCGTCGGTATCGACAACAAGGTTGTGTCTTTTACACTTCTAGTTGCTGGCTATGACGACGTTATGGTTCTAGACCGCGTACAGATGCGTCAAATGTGGAACGACGGGCGTTTCTCAGGTATTAACTTGTATGACGGATACAAATCAGATGGCAAACCTGTCACAGGATCTGCCCTGTCTAGCCTGACATATGGTGCACGTGGGCTTCTTGTCTACGAAGCAATGGAGAAGTCACTACAGAACCGCCTATCGCAAATCTATAGCGACGTAGGTCGACCAGATGCAGCATCTGTGGGACGATACCACTGGGAAACCTGGGTAGCATCGTCTCAGCAAGAGGCATCTCACGGTACAATTGACGCAATACTGAAACGTGCAAAAGGTGACCCAAACCCGCTCGAAGGGGTAACAGCCAAAGAAGGTGAATATGGTGCATATGCCTATGGTGCACGCTACGGTGTTGAAAACGGCGTGCCAATGTTTACATATGAAGTACCTGGTCATGGTGAGTTCAAGTTTACCGTTCCTGACTTCCAGAAGTTCCTAGAGGACATCAAGAAGCCAAAGAACAAAGTTGTACCAACCAAGTTCAAGGTAACTGAAAGCGGAAATGCACCTTGGTATACACGTGAAGGCGTCAACCTAGATGCACTAGCAGAAAAGGCAAAAGAACATGGGAAGCAAATTCGAACAGCTAATGCGGAACTACAGCAAGGTCCAACAGTTCCCGATGGACGCACCCTTGATGCCCCTAGCGGAGAGCCAGCCCTCTTCCCAGCCCTCTCAAGAGGAACTGAAAGCCCAGCTGGCAGCGGAGACACAACAGGATCCCAGCCTCGCGGCCCTCTATCCCTCACAACGCTCGGGCGTATTAAGCAAGCAATAGCCCGTCATCGTCCAGCTTACCAAGTTGGCAAAAAGGGCGGTGAGTTTGAAAATGGTATTCAGGACGTCCAAGCTGCACTAGAGCTTGCGAAGGCGATGGGTCAGACAGTACGTCTATTTGACTCAATGGAAGCCCTTAATAAAGAGATCAACAGGCAAGGTCTCCCTGGTGCTGGTAATACGGCTGCAATCTTTTACAGAGGCACAAAACTAGATCCATTTAATAAGTTCTATGTCAGTCCAAAGGCAAAAGGCTTTGAGGGGCTAGTGTTTGCATTGAACCCAGGCGCAAAGAAGTTTGATGGTTCAAAGGTTAGTGACACAGAGGCACTGATGTATCTCTTACATGAGATATCACATGGCCTGACCCTAGGTAACATGGACGGTGGACTACAGTCGAAGGGTGAGTCATTTGCTAACCCTGTCAGTCGTACAAATGACAGTGTATCACCAGGTTCGTTTGCTGGGTCAGCTTTGTTACCACTTGTCATGAAATCTAACCAGAAACAGCGTGATGCTATTTTGGAAGAGATTGCAAACATACAGGTTAACTTAGATGCTTTTACAACTAACAAACCTGAAGAGCGTGTTGCAGTTCGTAATGTACGGAAGCTGATACAGTTCCACGACAGAGCAAAGGCAGAAGGCGCAAGTGAATCAGAACTGTTCACATACAAACAGCAGTTAAGTGATTACGCTGAATACATGGAAAACATCCGTGAAACAGCGGTTGATCCAGTCTGGGTCTATCTGATGAACCCAAAACTAGCTAAGAAAGTGATGCCAAAGACATCTGCATTGATCAGATCTGAGTTTAACAAAGCCAAAGATCCAAAGATTCAGTTCTTTAGTCACCCCTTAGCAGTCGTCGCGGCTGTCGTCGCAGCAATGATGGCACAGCGTGAAGAAGACGACGAGCGCGAGAGACAACAGCAACAACAGATGCCACCAGGCGCACTAAACGCGCCAATGGCACCAGGCATGTTGTCACAAGCCTAAGACCCCCAAGGAGAGCAAAATGTTAAAGACTGCATTGGACCTGGTTCCAATCCTAGAGGCTATTGATGTCGTCAAGTCATCAAAGCTCCTAACCAAAGCACAACAGGACACTGTGTTGCGTGAGGTTGCATCAGCGATCCCAGCACCAGTGTTCTGCAAACAATGTCCAGAGACACTGTCTATCATAAACAAACTAGTGGAGACGACAGATGGGTCACCCGCCAAACGAACCTCGAAAGAAGAAACCAGCAAAGCCAAAGTTAATGCCAGGTCGAGCCAGACCAGCACACAAAAACCCTCTGGCACTGCAACACACGACACCCGAGGGACGGGCAAAGTTCCGCGAAATGCTAAAGAACCGAAAGAACAAGGGGGGAAGACCCCTCGGAGTTCCAGACGGTCACAGTAAGGAAACCATCAAGCCAGTCGTCGACAAGGCAAAAGAGGACGCCAAAAGGGCGGTAAGTATCATGAAGAAAGAGTATGACATCGAAGACCCACGCGCAGAGGAAGCACTCGAAACCGCAGTGGAAATCATGCGTACACCCGTACACAACCGTGATCGTCTTCAAGCAGCCAAATTGATCTTGGACTTCACCAAGGTCAAACCTGTCGCTAAGTCAGAGATCACTGTCGGTAAAGCTGAGGAGTTCCTAAGCTCACTGCTAGATACCAATGACGGTGACGACCAAGACTAAGCCGACGATGGCTACCAAGGAGCAGCTGGCTGAGGTCCGTAAGCGTCTGTATACTGACTTTAGCTTCTACGCGAAGGGCGCACTAAAGATCCGCACTAAGTCGGGTGACATTGCGCCCCTCAAATTGAAACCAGCCCAAGAGATCCTCAACGACGCTGTCACTAAGCAACTAGAGACAGAAGGCAAAGTCCGAGTGATCATCTTGAAGGCTCGACAACAGGGCCTGTCTACTTACGTGGGCGGCTACCTGTACTTCAGCGTCTCCCAGCGCAAAGCTGCGAAAGCCCTGGTGATTACCCACCACAGTGACTCAACACGTGCGCTGTTCGACATGACCAAGCGTTACCATGAGAACTGCCCTGAGATCCTGAAGCCACACACAAAGTATTCATCCCGCCGAGAGTTGTCTTTTGATGTCCTCGATAGTTCCTATGTCGTTGCGACAGCTGGCGGTGAAGCTATTGGTCGGGGTGAGACCCTGACCCACGTTCATGCGTCGGAGCTTGCGTTCTGGTCTAAGACCACCGCCGCCGACAACTGGAACTCGCTGACCCAAGCTGTCCCCAATACTAAAGGCACCGCTATATTTGTCGAGAGTACAGCCAATGGTGTCAGCGGGATCTTCTATGATCTTTGGAAGGGTGCAGTCGAGGGAACTAATGGCTTTGTGCCAGTGTTCATCCCTTGGTTTGCCGACCCAGAGTATCGAGAGACGGTCCCAGAAAACTTCGAGCGCACCCCAGACGAGGAAGAGCTTGCGTCCAAGTATGACCTCGATGACGAGCAACTTATGTTCCGTCGTCGCAAGGTTGCACAGAACGGGCTCGACCTGTTCAAACAGGAGTACCCTTCAGAGCCTGAGGAAGCCTTCCTGACTACAGGTAGACCCGTATTTAACCCAGAGCAACTACAAGAGGCTATGGGTACTACACAGGACGTACAGGAGCGCCTAGCACTAGAAGGCGAAGACTGGCTGAACAACCTCAGAGGTGAACTGACGATGTACCGTCGTCATGACCCTGGTGAACAGTATGTCATTGGTGCCGACGTCGCTATGGGCGTCCGAGGTGGTGACTACAGTGTTGCCCAGGTACTCGACAGTAAGAAGCGCCAGGTTGCCACTTGGAGAGGCCATGTGCACCCAGACTACTACGCCACTGTGTTGCACCACCTGGGTCAGTTCTTCAACACTGCGTTCATCATTGTTGAGAACAACGGTCACGGCCTTTTGACGTGCACCAGGTTGGCTAAAGATATGGCCTACCCGAACTTCTTCACTGAGGTTCAAGTCGACAAGCTGACGGACAAAGAGACCATCAAATTGGGTTTCAGTACGACAGCAAAAACTAAGCCTCTAATCATTGACGAGCTACGAGCGTCTGTCCGTGAGAACGAGATAGAACTCAATGACAAAACAACGATCCGCGAAATGCTCACATACGTCGTGACTGAGAGCGGATCTATGGAAGCTGAACCAGGATGCTTTGATGACTGTGTCATGTCGTTGGCATTAGCCAATCACGTGCACGAAGGTGCCTGGGAGCCGATAGAGAGTGCAGATGACTATTACATTGAAATGGTATGATCACTATGGATAAAAAAGACTACAAAGCGGTGGACGACGATAAACTCGTCACGATCCTCGATGATAACATCCGTAGATCTATCGGGTATTACGACAGCCAGATCAGTAGAGAACGCCGCAAGGTCATAGACTTTTACAATGCGACACTCCCACGCCCAGCGCACGACGGTAACTCTAAGTATGTCTCTATGGACGTCTATGATGCTGTTGAAAGCATGAAGGCTGCACTGCTAGAAACATTCAGTACAGGCTACAAGACCGTGCGTTTCGCTGCACAGACTGGTGAGGACGTGCGTATCGCTGAGATCGCTACAGCCTACTGTGACTACGTGGCAAACCGTCAGAACAACCTGTTTGAGGTTATGCAATCTGTCATCCACGACGGTCTCATTGCACGTGCTGGTCTATGTAAAGTCTACTGGGACGAGCGTGAAGACAGTTACCTAGATCCAGTCCAAGATCTCACTGAAGAAGAGTTTGATCAGATTGTTGCTCAAGACAACGTAGAGATCGAGGAAGTCGAGCAAGATGAACTTGGTCTATACTCTGGTGACCTACGTGTCTTCCAAGACACTAGCCAGGTGGTCATTGAGGCCATTGCACCTGAACAGTTCGTCATTGAGCCACAAGCTAAGTCTTTAGACGACGTTGGCTTCCTGGGTCACCGCACGACCATGACAATCTCAGAATTACGCGAGGCAGGGTATGACGAAAAGCTCATTTCTAAAATCGGCGATCACGAAGACGTTGAAATGGAAACCGATCCAGAGGTCCTGGCACGTCATGAAGAGATTGGTCAAGACCGTGGCTTCAACGCTAAAGGTTTCCAAGATCAAGTTAGAAGTATCACTGTTTATGAGCTATATATCGACATCGATCTCGATGGCTCTGGAATCGCTGAGACGTACAAAGTAATCAAAGCCGGTAACGTGGTGTTGCACAAAGAGAAGTGCACGTACAAACCGTTTGTCGCCTTTGTTCCACTTCCGATCCCACACTCGTTCTTTGGTTCCAATTTCGGATCAAAGGTTATGCCGATCCAGACTGCACGTACAGTTCTGACACGGTCTATCCTGGATCACGCAATGATCACGAACAACCCACGTTACACTGTGGTAAAAGGTGGTCTTACGAACCCACGCGAACTGATTGACAACCGTGTCGGTGGTATCGTCAACGTGTCACGTCCAGACGCCATCAGTCCGATGGTACAGGCACCATTGAACCCGTTCATCTTCCAGACAATCCAGATGCTGGACGAAGACAAAGAGGACACCACAGGCGTCTCACGTCTATCTCAAGGTTTGAACAAGGATGCTATCAGTAAGCAAAACTCAGCGGCTATGGTTGAACAGCTGGCGACAATGTCTCAGCAACGTCAAAAGATCATTGCGCGTAACTTTGCGAACAACTTCCTGAAACCGCTGTATCAGCTGATCTACCAACTGGTCGTCGAGAATGAACCACAAGCCAAGATCGTCGAGATTGCTGGTGATTACGTTGAGGTCAGCCCGGGTGACTGGGGGTCTAAACGTGACGTGACTGTCGAGATGCACCTAGGATA